TAGGTTAAAAACCCCCGCCCGAAGACGGGGAGTTTAATTAGGCAGGTACGGCCAAGGCAAATGCCGAAGACGACAGGGCTGCGCCAACAGTTGCCGCAGTACGCATTGCTTTGACGCCATACAGAGTGTCAGCAGTGAACAAGGTACCGAGGTATTCTTGCTTGTACTGAGTCTGCGAGCGAACCGCAACTTGCTCAACCAGAACCATCGAATCCTTGTGGCCCATCAAGCAGATACGGTCTGTAGTGCTGTTACCAGCGCCAGTATCAGCGTTTGACGAAACAAACACAGGGATACCGTACAGGTTACCGATTTCGCCGTTGCGGATTGCATTGCCATCACCGACAAATGCTTGCTCGGTGTAGCGAGCCAGACCCATCAATGTATTGCGGCTTGATGGAGGAATAACAAAGAAACGACCGTCCATTGGTGTGTCGTTGTCGTCCAACCTTTGGATTGTGCGACGGATAGCTGCATCAGTCAGCGCAGCAGCGTTCGACGATGTTGAGTTGTATGCAGTTGTACCGTTCGAGCCGATAAAGGCTTTAGTGGTGGTGTTGCTAGTTGCATAATCGTCGGTGCCAACTGTTGCGCCGTTAAATGCACGACCCAATTGAACCAAGTTAGTATCTACTTGACGCGCCAGTGCATAACCAGCATCAGCAGTGTAAAACTGACGCATTGAGTTCAGAGCTTGAATTTCAGCGATGTCCTCGATCAAACGGCTGTACTCATAGTGCTTGTCGATAGTCACTTGCACTTCAGTGTTGCTGGCAGCAATCAGAGTTACTGCATCGGTTGCTACTTTTAACGATGCCGAACCACGGGTTGGTGCTGGGATGTGAATCACATCGCCTTTTTTGCCACGAAAGTTCATCTTCATGACCAGATTGGCCAGAACAAGATTCTTCTTATACGAAGCAACAATCTCATCACTCCAAATTTCTGGAACGAAGGTACCTGCGCTCGATACGGTTACGCTATTGGTTGGGGAAAATGCTGTATTTGCCATGTTAATGCTCCTAGATCAAAAGTAAGTTACTTGACCCGTCCCTCTTGATACGCCGACATAATCTCATCAGATAGTGCGTCATATCGGGCTGGGTCATTCATTTTTAGCCGAATTAGGTCAGCACGTCGGTAAACTCTTTTTGAACTCTCACCGCTTCCACCGCTATCGACTTGTACGGATTTCATCGTTTGCTGGCGAGCCGTTGATGCTTGTTGGTTCGCTTGCTTAGTCTGAATTCCACGCAACTCTTTATAGGTGGACAGCAATTCGTGCGCCGAATCAAAATCAAACTCTGCGTCAGCTCGCTTGAATAAATCCAAACGAATCGGTGATGACTTAACCCAATTCACAAACCCCTCATCTCGAACGACTTGTTCAAAATCAGGATGTGCTTGAGTCAGCTTTTGCTGAGTCTGTAACGCCCTTAACTCCGATGCGGCTTTTCGAGCCTCAATGATGTCAGGGTGCCTATCAATCGTATTACGAACTGCCTTTTGTGGGTCTTCATAGAAGTCCACTTCCGGCTCTGCCTCTGCAATAGGTTGCTGCCTAGAACTAAGGTTTTGCTTAATAAGTTCATCTGCCAGTTTCCGCACTTCGCCGACTTCTTGCGCTTGGCGTCCTATGACTTTTTCCGCTTCTTGGTGCATCTTCATAACGTCTTCAAGAGACTTATTCCGATACCGTTCAGGAAGGTCTGGTTTGTCATGGCCAATCGTAGAGTCTAGCTTGGCTTCCTCTGTCTCTAACTCACTAGGCAACTCAGTTTCTTTGTCAATCAACATATTAGGTTTCCTTTTCCTGCCATCTTTTGGTTCCCAGGATCATAAACAGGCCATTACTGGTTATCTGTTCGCTTTTTGCTCCGCAGCGAGTTTCTCTCGATGCTTGCGATCAAATTGGGCTGCGGCGGTCGGGAATGCTCCTGACCAACCCTCCAATCTGAACGCTGGAGCAGATATTATGCGGTCGGCTAACCTTCCGCACTCGCATTGAACTTGAGTCAGCTCATAACTAACCAATTTCTCAATACGATGCCCGTTCTCACAGGCAAATTCATACATTCGGCGCATTTAAATCCTCATAAGCGTCAGAGCTGACTTGTCGTAAGTTTTTCAGCCATAGCAAAATAGAAAGCTCGCCCTTCTTGAATTGTAAACTTTTTTCGTCTTCAACAGCAGAAAGATTATTCAATGCGTTTACCATTTCGTCAATATCTTCTATCAAATCAAGCCACCCTTGAGTGGCCATCATTGAAAAGCGATCTTCGTAATACTTTTGCAGTTCAGGCGTCATTTAAGACCCATGCTGTTGTGGCTTCGTCCCAACTATACATTCCATCCGTAGGTCTAGCCATCGGTGGCTGCCAAGTAACATTTTCATCTAATGCCCAACTTGGGAACGGTTTCGGAGGCACAAAAGCATCTATATCTGCTTGGTATGTATAACCAATGCCAGCATAGTTACCACGGTAAGGAGTTCCACCATTAAAGTGGATATTTCCTACCGTATTGTAGCTAGTACGTTTGCATACTTGACCACGAAAATCACCATACCAAACTTCCCAATCAATGCCATCTTCGCCTTCGTTTTTACCAACGATGACCTCAGTAACAATATTGTTTTCGTCAAGAAATGCGTAGTGAGCCATTATTCTTCCCCTAAATGCAATCCTGTCAGACTTTCATCTGAGCCTATATAACCTTTTAGAAACGTATTAAACGCTAGGCTAATACGAGTATTATCATCTTCTTTAGTCTGTACCATGTGCGTTAGGTTCGATGGGAATAAAATCAAATCACCAGCACCTACTTCAAACCACCACGATTCAGAGTTATAAGGATTGTATTCAGCAGCAGGAATCTTAATGCGCTCATACCCATCTTTATAAAAATAAATCTTATCAAACTCTCTATTAGCCTGTGGATAGAACACACCAGACACTACGCTATTTGGGTGAGCGTGTTTATGGTGGTACTGCCCTGCTTCCGTATAGTTAGCCCAACTCTGCGTCAGATATAGACTCACATCGAACTTAGGAGCGTGTATAGCTTTGAAGTATTCAAGCATCGAATCTTCAATGAAATCACGCAGTTCAGTTAATTCTTTGTTCTTTAGAATCTTACGATCCTTGCTAGTCGTATTACCTTCGTTAGCGTAATGCTCCTGACCTTTGATAAACTCTAATTCAGCTTCAGTCAGATCACGAAACTTAAAGAAAGCTACCGGAGTAGGGAATAAATTATTTACGACCATGAAACATTGCCTGTGCCAGCAGTAATTGAAGTTACTTTATAGCCACCAGAAGATGCAGTTGATAATGTTAATCCACCACCCGGATTGCTTATAGTAAATGTGTCTGGATATTTTAAAATAACCACTCCTGAACCTCCGGCAGCACCATTACCGCCTGAACCGCCTCCTGCACCGCCGCCTCCACCGCCGCCAAGATTAGCCGTTCCTGCTACACCAGCACCAGCAGAAGCAGCTCCACTAGCGCCGCCACCCCCGCTACCGCCGGGAGCTGCCGTAGTATCTGAACCACCGCCGCCGCCTCCAGCGTAAGTTGTGCCGGGAGAACCAGTAATTGTTGATAGTTGTCCATCTCCACCAGCACCAGTTCCTGTGCTTTTACCAGCCGCTCCTGCTGCTGATGCACCGCCGCCACCGCCACCGCCTAATGGGGATGAATTTACTCCAGCACCGCCACCAAAACCTTGATAAGCAACTGCTGGAGCACCATTACCACCTGCTGATGGTTGACTAGGTGTGTTTCCAGAACCTGCTATACCAAGTGGACTACTCGGAGTTGCACCACTTGCGCCGCCGCCGGAACCGCCATTTAAGCCACTTCTACCCGGACTACCACCAGAAGTTACGCTACCGCCGCCCCCGCCGCCATCAGAAGTGATTGAAGAAAAAACAGAATTAAAACCAACTCCACCATCAACCCCTACATTTGTTCCAGCAGTTCCACCAGCTCCAACTGTTGCTGTGTAATTAGTGCTAATTGCCAAAGACAAACTGGTTCCAGTTCTAAATCCACCACCTCCACCGCCACCAGCAAGACCACCACCACCGCCACCGCCGCCAGCAACTACAAGGTAGTCAACTGTTAAGGCGCTACTACTAGCGCCCCCAGCAACAAACATATTCATAATGCCACTCATGACACATTACCTGTCACAACACAAACTGTACCGCTAATAAACAGTACTGTTGCAACACCTCTAGTAGCTAGTGTCATTGTCGCCTTATCTGTATCAGTACCAGCAATGTAAGCCGTGGTAATTGAACAGGTAATCGTAGCGGTAGTGCTTGTATTATTAAAAATACTTATTGCGTCACCTTCAGTAAATGTAGCGTCAGGAATCGTTATCGCTCCACTTGTACCTACTTGTACATACTTACCTACATCACCCACAGCAAGCGTATAAGAGCTTGTCTTAGTGCCGACAGCAGGTAGATCACGGTAGCCAATAGGGTTAGTACCATCAACAGTACAGTTGGTTAGTGTTCCTGAGCTTGGTGTACCTAATGCACCACTCGGTGCAACGAAATCTGTTCCGGCTGTAGCGGCAGACGCCACGCCTGATGTGGCCTTAACCAAACCAGTTAGCGACGCACGTTTGATTAGTTTACCGGTCGTAGAGTTAAACAACGCTAACTCGGAATCAACCGACGATGCTGGGCCAACTACGTCACCAGAGCCACCAGATGCAAAGGATAAAACGCCAGAGCCGTCGGTAACTATCGCTTGACCGGCGGTGCCGTCAGCAATAGGCAGCGCAAGCGTCAGATTGCTGTTAGTGTTTCCAGATTGCAGAGTGGTGGTTCCCGTTCCACTCGCATTTCCTTGAATTTTTAAATTACTCATGTTGATTCCTTAATTAAGAACTAACCATTTTTGACCAGTACCGACCGTTACCGCTATCCCAGTATTTACAGTAACAGGGCCAACTGATAGGCCATTTTTGGCCGATGATATAGTGTAATTAGACGCGATTATCTGATCGTTTTCCAAAATATTGGAAGAACCGCCGCCCGATGCCGCAATTGTAATAGCTCCGGCAGCATTTGTAATCGATATGTTTGTGCCAGCCGTTAGCGTTGCTTTGGTTAGCGTGTTGCCGGTGGAGTTACCAATTAACAGTTGGCCGTCAGTAAACGTGGTTTGACCTGTACCACCATTAACCACTGGCAAAGTACCTGTTACACCGGTAGATAAAGGCAAACCGGTTGCATTAGTTAATGTACCGCTGCTTGGTGTACCTAAAGCGCCGCCTGGCGCAACATAATCAGTGCCAGCCGTTGCAGCACTTGCTACACCAGACGTTGCTTTAACAAGACCGGTTAGCGATGCGCGTTTAATTAGTTTGCCAGTAGTGCTATTAAACAGTACAAGTTCAGAATCAACTGAAGAAGCTGGGCCAACCACATCACCTGAACCAGCAGGAGTGCCCCATGATGCGTCGGTGCCGTCGGTGGTTAAGAACTTGCCGCTGTTGCCTGTTTGGTCTGGCAGACTTGCCCCACCACTACCACCACCTGATGCGCCTTGGTTAATGATGACTTTTAGACGATCAGTAATGTCTGGCGGTAATATTTCACCGGCATTGATCTCACGACCATTAGATAACGTGATAACTAAGCTGTTATCAAAGTCCAGACGTATATCAGCGATTGATATACCGTCAGCGCCGTCTATGCCGTTGATACCATCCACACCATCGCGGCCATCGCGGCCAGCTAGACCGTCTTTGCCATTCTTACCGTCACGACCGTTAACCCCATCACGGCCGTCAATACCATCGCGACCATCCTGAATGCTGGCAATGCGAGACTCAAGCATCGAATAAACGCTGTCGTATTTGCCTTCTAGGTCGCCCTTCATCTTCTGAAGTGCTTGAATGACCGCTTGAGCGTTTTCGGCTGCTTTTTTCTTCTGCATTGCCCTAGCTTCTGACACCGTATTGTTTACAGAGTCAAAAAGACTGTCGGGAACCTGATCTACGTCGAATAGCTTGTCAATATCCATTATTGCATTCCCTTTTGCAGTTCTTCAAGGAAGTCATTTTCAGCATTGACGACATTATCCTTGGCTTTTGACATTTGTAGCTCGACAATCTTGGACTTATTCTTGATGTCGGCTTCTTTCAACATCAATTCAGCGACCTTGACACGCTTGTCAAACTCTCTGGAGGCCATGTCAGCCTGATTAGGCAGGTTAGCTGTCAATCCTTGCTGAATCTTGGCTTGAACTTCCAAAGGTTTCAGCTTGGTGTCGATCATAATCTTGGTTGCTTCAGCACGATTCTGCTCGGCTTGCGTCGTATTGACCGCAATCTGTGCTTGCGCTGCTTGCAAAGCCAACTGTTCCTGAACCATCTGCTTTTGCTGGGCTTCAGGATCGATTTGACCCATAGAATCCAGACGTTCCATCAGTTCAGCACGGTTGGAAAGCGAACTATTGGCGACAATACCCTTCAATATGATCGGCAGCACCGGAGTATCAGGGCCAAGGGTCTGCAACAGGCTAATAAACTGAGCCTGTTCGTACTCACGCGCAATGATGCCCAAAGTAGCCGTTGGAATGAAGACCATATCAACCGATGGATAGCGCTCAGGGTCAAACTGCATGAAGCGGTACGCTGCTTTGTTGATGAACGGAATCAAAAAGTCTTCTTGGAAGTTCACTAACGTGCGTTTGTACTTCTTGATGATCGAAGCCACAGCCATCGACATACCCGTCCCAGCCGCATCGCGTCCCACCGCTGACACCATGCCGTTAGAGTCTAGTGTACCGGTCGCTTGCAAGAGCATTTGCTGGAATTTCTCGGCTGTTGTGATGCTTGAGCCGTCTGTCTGGCCAAACTTGAACGGATACAGAATCTCATTCGGGTTGCCGTTGGTGTAGATCGCCTTGCCTGGCATGATTGTCAGCTTTGCACCCCTTGGCAGTCTTGTCGCATCGACGGCCATCATAGGCGAGGCTGTTAGCGCCAATGAATCCAAGTGAGTACGCACTTGCGCATCAATGGATTTCTGCATGTTGTAGGCTTTTTCGATCGTTCCACGGCCTGGCAATCTATTTGGCACCGTATCAGCTTGATAGGTCAATACTGGCCTATCCTTCATCATGTACGGGCTTTCTTCAGCCTTCAGTAGCATGCCATCGTTGGCAATCACAATGATTGCCTCGACCATGTCTTGATAATCTTCAGCGGCTGAATCGTCAGGGAACAGCTCGACAATGTCGTCGTCTTCCGCTTTTTTCAAATACTCTCTAGGCACCAGACCGTAGTACGTCAAGAGCAGTACCTTCTCATCTTGGTACTGGCTAACTTCTTGCGTCGGCTCTAAATCTGTATCTTCATAAGTCGGCGTGATGTTGACCTTGCGGTAGATACCCTTTTCAATCCCGCGCACCACCTTGTGGATCGATACGTACTTCTCGATGGCCACGCCCATGCAATCCTCAACGGTTGTGCCGTTTGGATCCCATAGGAAATTTTTCGGGTTGATTGGCATGGGCTTGACTGAGACGCGCATCTTCTCAACCGTACCAATCGCTGCTTGCTCTTGGCCTGGCATTGGCATCGTCGCTGGAGCTAGTTCTTTCTCCATTGACGTTGTGATCTCGGCGATACCGGTGCCGTAAATCTCGGCCAACAACACCACTTGATCTACGTGCTTTCGCAACTTGTCGCGCTTAAAGTCTTCCATCATCTGGAGCTTTAAGAACTCGACATCCATTGGGTTGCCATCAACATCACGCAAATCGTCTTTGATGTCAAAGAATTCGCCCGAACCAAAGATCGCCTCGATAATTTCGGCGTGTCTGGTTTCAACGGCTTGCTGTGTTGCAGGGGTGACGATGCGTGAGCGCTCTGACTCTCTTGTCTTGTCTTCCGATGCCCATTGGCCACGGAAGATGCGCTCGTATTCTTCCCATTGCGGGAGAAAGTTAATATCGCGGTACGTTCTCCAACGATCGCAATGCTCCACCACGAAGCTGACTAGTTCTTTGTCATTTTCTGTGGGTTGATCGAATTCATTTTGATCCATTTATACACCCGAAATAATGTCCACCGGTTCCCAATCATCGGATTCATCCTCTTGCATGTAGGATGTCACGGCCAATTGGTCTATATAGGACAAGGCGTCAGGCAAATCATCGTGTACCCCCTGTGCAGGGAACATAAGAAGCTGATCTAGGAATATATCCC